TTATTCGAATAAATCCAGATTCTGGTCTAAATGGAATTTAAGCTTTTCTTCGCCATTTACGATACTGCGGATTGTTCTGATAGTCACGCCAAATTTACGGGCTATCTTAGAGCGACTTTCTTTTTTTGCAGCAAGTTCACGTATCGTTCTATTACGCATAGCAATCGTGATTGTGGTTGCCATAGGCACTTCTATTGAGTTGTTCCCTAAATGCTCTGAGAGCAGCTGTAGCTTTGAATAACCAATGATCTGTGACAGCTCATGATGAATGCCTAGAGCGTGCTTGTGGGGTACAAAAACTAGGATGCCACCATAGCTCTCAATAAGACTCAAAGCTGGTTTAATGCCGATAAGCTTCGCCACAAATGCAAAGTTTTTTGGCATAAGTGCAATGAGTTCTTCATCAGAAAATAATTGTTGTGCATCAGTGATGTGAGGACGATAAACCATAATTGCTCCCGCTGTTATCCCATGTTAAGATTTAGCAGTTTTATGATTATCTCCTCTTACTTTCGTCGGTGGGTGGAATTGAAAACCTCAGTGTTGGCGCACTGGGGTTTTTACTTTCTTATTGTTCTGTTCTTTCAATGCCGCAACGTTTGCACCATTGTCGTAAGTGAGTAATGATCATGTCTGCGTGATGGCTGCTCATAAATTGCAGAGCGCTCACGCCGACTTTATTCTCTACAAATTTTGCTAAAGCTTTTTCACTACTGTTTTTGACCACACCAGCTTCGTGAAGCTTTAACCACAAATGTCGAATTAATTTACTTTGTGCGTCATCCGCTAAATTTTTAACGCCTGATTTATTTTTAGATTCAACTTCAAAGCCAAGTTGTTTGAAGCGATCCAGCACAGCTTCAAGCTGCGCTAGGTTCAAATCTTTTGAACTGGTTTTACCAGTAGTGCTGGTTAGAATCTCTCTATAAAGCTCATCATCTAAACCAAGTTTTGTTTTGCCCACATGGATTAGCTTGATCAGATTAGCTTTCTTATTGAATTTCATTTCACACCGCACCTTGGAATGCTTGAATCAGTCCGATAATTGCTAGAAAAGCCAATGTGATTGATGCACCAGCCTTAAACTTATATGAACGTTTCTCAAATATAGTTAAGCCAGTATTGTTTCGGGTGATCCACGCCAATTTAGCCTCTTTAAAGCAAGAACCTAAGCCCATTAGAAAGACCGCAAAGTAAGCCAGTGCAGTTGCCCAATTCAGCAATTCATTCATGTAGGTGCTCCCAATTTTTCGTATTGTTTGCCGCCATTCATAGCTTGATTAAGTTTTGCTGATTTACCAGACTGTTTACCCGCATGATAATCATTAGCCGCTCTATCATTGAAAGCTTTGCCTTTATTGCGGTCTTTAGGCGTAAATGAACCAAGCTTTCCATGAGCTTTATCCATATGTTTTTTTATACGTTCATTAGTATTTGTAGGCACTTCAATATCTAAGTCAGTTATTAAGTGCTTAACTGAATCTACCCAGCCTTCACAGAATAAATCTGCACGACGTACCTTGTTTTTTTTGACTGTTACACGTTTTAAGCTGTTTTCAATAAAGCTTTTTCTTGAACGAATTACTTGGCGATATAAGACATCGAAGGTATAAGAGGCAACTTCTGGTGCTGGATCGACACCAATAAATGTCCATGAAGCTTTAATGCCCCAAGTACTGCTACCAGAACTAAAAATAGGTTTGCATTGCATGGCTCTAGCTATAGTCATAACTAAGCTTGCTTCCCACGCTTGAGGGACCTTTGTTGCTTTACTTTCACATCTAGCCTCTGCGATATCGAGCAGATCAGGATCAATCTGAAATTCACGCATCAAAGACTGTGCTTGACGTAGGGCAATTGCAGCTTCATTTTCATTGGCTGATTTAGCCAGTGCTAAACATTTTTTTATCTTAAGAATTGCTTCTTCACGTGACATACCCATTACGACGTCTCCTTAATACTTTCCACAACTTCAGGTGGTAACTTTTCTAAATCTTCAATGCTGATCATTTTGTTCTCGCTGCTCATCAGTACCAATCCACGACGATTGACAGACACAGGCACGAATGCCTGTGTTTCGCTTATGCTGCTAGGGTGTTTAAAGCTATATCAATGGCACGTTGCTGGACGGTATCTCTTGCAATTCGCTGATTTGAACTGTCCAACACGTGGTACTCGAAATAACCGCAAAGGTTGAATTTCCGAACCACTCGTAGCCCTTTCTTTTCGAGCAAATCTAGGTGGTTTACTTTTGTAGCCATTAATTCACCGCTTCCTTTAAGCCTTTGCCAGCTTTGAAAGTTGGAGCCTTTGCCGCAGCAATTTGAATCTCTTCACCCGTTTTAGGATTACGACCAGTACGCGCAGCGCGTTCTTTTACGGTAAAAGTTCCAAAGCCGATTAATGCAACGTCATCCCCAGCAGCAAGTGCTTTAGTTACGCCACTTTCAAGGGCGTTAAGAGCAGCTGTAGCTTGTGCTTGAGTAAGAGAAGCTGTAGAAGCGATGTGTTTAATAAGTTCTGACTTGTTCATGTTTTAAAGTTCCTGTTTTAAGAAATAGATGCGATGTCTAGAGATAGCGGTAAGTAACCGCCAGTAGCGTCATCGCGGGTGTAAAAACGTAAGTAGGCTTTACTGCCAATAATGTTGATGCTGTCTGAAATGGCTTGCATTGCTTGCTTCCATTTCGGGTGGTTGATTTCAATGCGTTTTAATCCAAGTACTTTGGTTGTGCTGATATCTCCTTTTTTATCGACGTTGAATGCGTTATTAATGATGACTTTGATTTCGTCACGGCTGCCTTCAGTCCACTCTTCAAGGCATTCGTCAATAAGTTGTTTGGCAGCTTGCAAACGTTCATCAAAGCTGATGTTTTCAGCGATATTGCGTTGGATTTTCAAACGTCCGTCATAGGTCATGAGCGTTACGTTGCCTTTATTTCCGCCAACCTTTGCACCGTATTGGTCGGTAGAAATTTGAATAAAGCTGGCAATATCAGCAAAGCCTTCAATTTTGAACTCTTTTAAAAGGTCATGGATTTCTTTAGCTTTCTCATGAAGTTTGCGAACTGTTTGATCACGCAATTTGTCAATTTCTTTGACATTGGCTTCTGGTACAAATGCACCTGAAGCGTTTTCCCAATAACCTTCTGGAATAGACTTAGTCATGATGTTGCTCCTTATTTAGACAATAATTTCGAATGAGATCACCCAAACCCATGGGTTCTCATGCCAAGAGTCACGACCTTCGATGTGTTCCCAGATACTTTTAAAAGCATCTATAGGCTGTTGGTACGCTCTGAAATTTCCTGATACCTTGGGATGAGGTGCTCCGCGATATTCACCAAAAGGGCCATACTTGATACAACCTTCTTTAAGTGCATCTTCATCAGAGATGTCTTGTAGACGTTCGACCCGTATTGCTGTGATTTTGGCAATCCGCATATCATTCAGAGTAAATAGATGACCAACTTCTCCGTATGGACATAAAACTGTACGAACATGCTGAGTATCTGGTTCATTGCTAGGAACTTCTTCCATAGCGATATGTTCACCACCCCAACCAATAATCTCGCCACCAGATTCAGGTTTAACAATTCGACGTGTTTGTGTTTTTTTACCTTGAAAAATTAATTGCTCTAATTCAGGTGAAAACATAAGTGGTTTATTCATGTGTTGCTCCTTGTTCTGATTCAATTTCCGCAGCTTTAAGGCGTTGGTAACACTGTTCTAAAGATTCTTCTGGTAGCTTGTTCTGAGCGACATGCGCCATAAGTTGTTCGTTAGGAATATTCCTCAAGCCGCGCTCAGGCTGCTTCTTATTCATTTGGGTAAAACCAAGCATTTCAGTAACGCTTAGGTTTGGGCGTATATACTTTTGACGTTCATGTTCCGCTTGCTCAGCTGCACGCTCAGCTTCTGTTTTTGCTTGTGGTGCAGCAGCTCGGCGTTCGGTTGGTGCTGGTGCATTTTCTGGTTTGAATGAGCTGATCACTTCATACAGATAGCCATGGTTTTTAAGAGGCAACTGCAACTTGCCTTGGTCACGACGCTCAAGCATGGTATTGATTGCCCAGATCCATGCTGCTTTAGGAGCTGGATAACTGTGGTGACCACGTTTAATTTGTTGAGCGTTAACATCTGGTGCAATTTCGCCAAGTAACTTTGCTGTACGATCAAAAGTAAGTTCACGATTTTGAGAACGAAACATTCCCAAATACTTGACCAGTGGCGTAGCTAAATCACCAACCAGATTAAGTGAAGCAACAAAAGCTTTGCTGGCTTCACCATGCCCTAATAGGGCATCTAGGCTGTTTGTTGCTCCGCAAGCTGGGCATCTAGTTCTCATTTAGTGACTCCCAACAAGTCGCAACAATGCTTTGTGGATTGCTTGAATAATTAAGCAAGCACAGTCTTCGCCAGAGTCACCAAGCAAAGCCTCTTGATACAGTTCAAAAAATTCAGGATCATCAGAAATCTTCTGAAGCTGCTCCCATGTAAGTTCATTGGGAATAACCGCATGCTTGTTATCAACTAACTTGTTTAAGTCTTTGTTGAAGATTTGGCGCTTCTCTTTGATGTTCATAGACCACCTCGGAAATGCTTTTGTTTTGCTTCAAGTTTGGTTTGACATCCAATACAGCGTGTTACTCCACCGAGCTGACGACGTTGTGCTGGAATTTCTGCACCACAGTCTTCACATTCATAGTTACTGACTTGGTCAAAGTGTTTAATGTTGGCAAGTGCATGGTCTAAATCTTGTTCAGACAAAGTGCTTGCAACGTCTGCAAAATCAGCCATTGCAACCTCCAAAAATTTTGCCTAATGCATTAAAACCAGCACATCCAACTACCATGATCGTGATGCAAATAACGCAAATGACGTATTCCTTATCCATTGCAACCTCCTAATACCGCCATCACTACAACGATTGCTGCGAACCAAACTAAAAAGTTCACAATCAGTAAATTTCTTAAATTAAATTTCATGGCCTAAACCCCCATCACGATGTCGCGGGTAATAACGTCCTCGCCAATTTCGGCAGCAAGGTTCATTGAACTGGTAATTAAGTTGCCAATGGCAAGTGGGTATAAAAGTGAGCGTGTGGTTCTGCCATCGGGACTTCTTTGAGTCAGTCGGTCAGCAATAGCCTGAATGCCATCTTCAGTAATGATTGAATCCAGCTTTTTATCGATTGGTTTTAAACGGTGCTGGAGATAGTCAACCAAAGTGCTATTAGTGAGAGGTTCAAGAGTCACGTTTTCACAGCGCTGTACAACTTCACGTACTGCTGGATTGCGCTCACTTAGTTTGTTTGATAATTCTGTTTGACCAATCAATACGATAGAAAGAAGCTTTCTGAAGCCGTCTTCCAATTCAAAGAAACGCTTTAAATGCTTAAGTGTTGCAATCGGTAGACTGTGTGCTTCTTCGATAAGTAAAACGTGGCTATAACCAGCTTCACATGAATTTTTCAATACGTTATGAACTTGGCGAAAACGAGCCTCGGCAGACATGCGTGGTTTTTCTTGACCAACCGTCACTGTATTAATGATGGCTTCAGCAATATGGCTTGACTTGAGTGTCTTGCCTTTAACATCGTTATCTTCAGTTGCAATGACATATGGCTCGATAGTCAGAATTGGTAATTTTTCACGACGAATACGATCTAAAAGGTCGCGTCTTAAAGTTGATTTACCCGATCCAGATTCACCAGAGATTGCAATAAAACCGCCATGTTTTGCTGTTTGATATAAAGCTTGACGCACATAGTTAATGTCATTGTTCAAGAACAATTCTTCAACTGAGCGAATCTCTGTAGTAAAAGGGTTGTCAAACAAGCCAAACAGTTTTTTAGCTTGTGGAGTCAATGACTGCTTTGCGAGTAACATGGCTTGTTCGTCCTCATTTAAAAGTGAATTAATTTGTTTTTTCCCGTGTCTTTTAACTAATGCGTTATAGACATGGTCTAGTTCTCTGTCAGATGCTTTGCCTGAGCGAAGCATCTCTACAAGTGTTTTGCGCTCTGGCTTTTCGAGCATTTCATTAAAAGCTTCATCAATATCCGCTTCGCTGACATTGCTCTTAATCAGGAACTCTTTAAAACGAACTTTCACAACATCAACATTCTTCTTAGGCCACCGTAAGTAGTTGGTAATAATGTTGATTGATGCAGTACTTAACCCCACGTAACGAGCTAATTCAGCTTGTGAAATTCCATTGTCTAAAATGAGATCCTTTAGTTTTGAGCATTCTTTTTTCATGGTTGCTCCTTAACCAACAACACGGAGTTGTGGTCGTTGTTGTGGAAGTTCTTGTTCAGCCTTGATTGCTTCAGCAATTTCGCGTACTGCATCGGCAGGGACTAAACCATTTGGATAAGATTTTTTGAGGGCTTTGTAGTGATCTGTGGTCCACAGGTCACCGATTAAGCCTCGGATTTCTTTTGCTGCTTCTACTGTTGAAATAGGTGCAGATTCACGACGTTGTTTTGGTGTGGTGACTTGCTCACCAGCACGTTTGATGTAAGTCGGAACTTCAACCGCTGTAACGTCTGCCATGGCATTAAGCTGACCGTCATACGCTGGTTTTTTCTTGGCAATTGCTTTGTCAACTTGCTCCAGCGTGTCAGCGCCATAAGCGTTCTTGAGAATACGTTTGCGGTTTTCGTCAATTTTGCTTTGTGGCATTGATTTGATTTCTTCACCAATAACAGCTGCATCATTTCCGAAACCAACCCAATCAACTTGCAACGGTTCACATGTGAAAATGACTTCATTGCCGTGCTGATCTTTGGTCAACACATCGATGCATGGCGCACGGTATGGATTGACAACAATCTGCAATTTAGCTTTCGGATAAACCCCATCAACATGGCGAACGTCATAATCCTGTGAGCCATAGCCTTGAATGGCATGACTAACCGTAAGGTTGCCTTTAACTGTTTTTTCAACTGGTACTGTACTGATAAGTTCTCGGCATAATTCCATTGGTGGAGCAAAGCGTAATTGCTCTGGTTTAATGGTTTGCCAAACAGCATTGCGGCTGCGCTTAGTGCGGCTATGAATTTTGGTTTCATTCCAGTACATGCGCCAATCTGTGGCTTTTGCATTTAGCTCTTGTATGTTGTTGATCTGCATGAAGCGCAGACGGCCTTCAAATTGTGTTTCAACAATATTTTGAGCGTTTTCAACTTGACCTTTTGCTTGTGAATTACCAGTTGCATGGGCCATAAACATTACATCTAGGCGTTCAAGTAAGTTCCTGAACAATCCGCTGGTGTTGGCACAACCTTTATCTGTGTAAAGGATGTTAGGAACACCGTGCATAGGTTCTTGAGCAGAGCGTTTTTGAATACCGTTTAAGAAAATCTCAATTAAGTTTTCAGAGCTTTCACTGCCATATACATACTCAACATAGATTGAGCCTGAATAGTGGTCGGTCATGACATAGCGAATCACACGATCATTTTCGATTTTCTTCACATTTGCTGGTTTGTTCTTGTAGAACTTTTTCTCATCCATGACTTGCATACCACCGCGTGGGAGGTAGAACAAAACACAGATAGAAGCATCGACTTGCCAAACATGGTTCGGGTGTAGCGATTTTTGCTGTGTGTGAGCTGATGGTGTAGCTAGTTGTTTCGGATGGCACATGTTTTGTTTCATGATGCGTGAAACAGTTGCTGCTGATACTTTTGGTGCTTTACCATCTGCAATTAGCATTTCAAGTGCTGTTGTCACTGGTAAAGTTTTTTTGCCATTGGCGCGTGTTGCCACATGCACCATGCCGCCAATCATTTCAGCCACATCAGTTGGCACAACAGTTTTACCTTTATCAGAGCGCTGTTTGCGTTCTGATTTAAAACCTACTTTTTCTAGTTCACGGTAAAGTTGCGGTTTGCTCAGGCTTAAAAATTCACAAGCAGTTTTAACAATCGCAGCTTTCCCACCAAACTCGGCAGCGGCAAGTTTGGCTGCAATCTCACGCAAGTAATCTTGTTTTGCTAAGTTTGGATTTGTCATGATTACTGCTCCACGTTTGTTGCATCAAATGCAGCAGAGTCTTGATCAGCAGGTAACCACGCAGGGTTCACCATGGTTTCAAAATCAATTTGAATTCCTAGTTCAACGCTAGTTTGTGCAATCTGTTGAAATGCACTAACAACAAGGGCTTCAAGTTGCTCTTGAATGTTGTAAAGGCCATGTTCATTGATGGTGTCTAAGATTGAGTTAACTGTATTTTTAAAACGTACAGTATCGTTGTGCATGGTGAGGCAAGCGGTGGTTGTTTCTTCTAAAGCTTTAGCGGCAATGAGTTGCTCTTCAGATTCAGCGCGTTTTTTAATTTGAACTGGACTCTGGAGCTTTGTTAGTTTTGCATCGAGATCATTAATCTTTTGATCTTTCTTCTGTAGAAGTAAGTCACCAGCCTCTTTATCTGCTTTGGCATCACGGAGTGCTTTTTTAAGCTCACGTACTGACATGGTTTCAATTGTGTCTAGTGAAACCTCTCCGACACTGCCACCTTCATTAATTGTTTGAATGTCATCATCATCCAATACAACCAGCTCTAAAAGTTTTGATTGGCTTTTAACAGTTTTCAAAACGGGAGACGTTTCCTGTTTTGCAAATTTAAGAGTTGCGCTCATTAACTTGCGAGCAAGGCTTGGGTCGAAACCCAATAACTCAACACGATTTGTAAATTCACCATGTGGCGTTTGTTCTTTAAGAAGAAGTAGGTGTGTTCCTAATTCAAATAAGTCTTCAATAGTACGTTTCTGATAAAAACGAATACCGTCTTCTAATGCACCAATGCTTAAGTCGCCGCTGTAACCTAATTGAATTGCTAGGGCTGCTACAGATTTTGTGTGTTGCTGTATTAAGTCGACTTCTGTTGTTACTTCATTACTCATAACGAACCCTTATTAAAACTGTGTGTTAAGACGTTGGTTGTATTCATTAATTCGTGCTTGAACACGGTCATATTCTTCTTTACACGCTGTTGCAAATTTGACCGCCTTCATGCTTGGGGCGTAGTTGCCGTTGTCTCGTTTTTCTGCCCAGCCACCCGCTTCAAGCGTTTGTAGCGCACGAGTGATAAACACAGGTGTTTCTTTCAAGCTTTCAGAAAGTTGCTTGTTGCTAACGCCAGCGATGTAGTGGCCGCGTAAGGCAAACAAGACACTCAATACTTTTGTTGCTGATTTATTTGGTGAACTCATGCCCAGCTCCCTGAGTAAACTTGATTGACATTAGTTGCTGTTTAAGCTCTTCGTTGTCTTGTTCTGCGAAGAACCATTGGACATATCCGAAAGTCGTTACAAAAATGATTAGGTAACGAAATGCAATACTTCCTAATTGTTTTTGTCGCATCTCTTTCCCCTTGTGCAAAAATGTGCGAATATGTGCAAAGTAACTAAACAGTGACTTTTTGTTTAGGTTCTGGTTTTAGGCCGAGGGCAACGGCAATCTTATGGGCACGTCCAAAGTTTCCTTTAGATTGACCGTTGAGTACTTTGTAAACTTCTTGTGGGGTGAAACCTTTACTTTCAGCCCATGATGAAACAGGAATGCCTTGTTGGATAAATTCCTGTTTAACTTCTTCGGCAGTTTTTAGGTGCATATTTAGTTTCCCTTGTGTGGCTAAAGTTGCATTAAGTAGAACTTATAGCACCACATTAGTAACTATTTAGTTACTTGTCAATATTATTGGAGTGTTTTTTGTGACTATTGGAGCAAGACTTAAAGAAGAGCGTGAGCGACTGGGTTATACGCAACCAGTTTTTGCTGAATTAGCAGGCACTACCAAGAAAAGTCAGATAGATTACGAGAAAGATTTAACACAGCCTAAAGCTGGTTATTTAGCTGCAATTGCAGAAGTTGGTGCAGATATTGGCTATATTGTGACTGGCAGAAAAGCCAATCAGTCACTAAATAGTGACTTTTCTTATGAGTTTGATTTGGTCAATGTTTATGATGTTTCGGTCTCTGCTGGTGATGGTGCTGTTTGCTTAGGTACAACAGAACCTCATAGCCGATTAGCATTTAGAAAAGACTGGCTTTCTAGACATGGTCTTTATGCAAAAGATTTAGTTATCATCTATGCAAAAGGCGACTCTATGGAGCCAACCATTCATGACAAAGAACCTTTATTAGTAAATACCATTGATAAAGAACTGACCGATGGATTTATTTATGTTGTGAGAAACCAAGAGAATTTCTGGGTTAAACGTGTGCAACGGCAGTTTAATGAATTGTTATTGTTGTCAGATAATGAAAAATATCTACCGATGAAACTTGATTTAAATGAATCAACAGATATTGAAATTATCGGCAGATGGATACCACCAAGTCGCGGGACTTTTTATTAATGAAAAACTTAATTTTAATAGTTGGCCTAGTTGCATTAACAGGTTGTGCTAAAGAGCCAATTGCCGAAAAAACAAGTGACTCAGAGCAATATGTATCGGGTGTTACAACACAACAAGAAGCAGCAGCTGATGCTGAACAACAAGCTAATGCTGCATCTGAAGTAAAAGAGCTTACACCTGATGAAGCAAAGAAATTTGCTGTTCAATTATTGAAAAAAATTAATGATGATGAAAAATTTATTCGTGATGCTGCTGAGTTAAAAGAAAAAGAAACTCTTGAAAAATATGTGATGAATGATTGGAATCAGTATGTTCAAAAACCATTTAGTTCTGTGGAAGAAAAAATGGGTATTGGTCATGCCTATTTTCCTAGCTCAACAGTAATGTATCCATATACCTCATGTGATACAGCATTCACGGACTTAAATTTGTATGCCAATGCTCTTTACCAACAGGTACGTGAAGATACTGCAACTATGCGAAAAATAGTACGTCAGGAAGAAGAAGACTATTTGAAATCGAAGGCTAAATGTGAAGCTCGTGTAAGCTTGTCTTATGAGAAAGCATTGGCCGCAGATGAAGCAGAATAAACTGAGCGGAAGCATTTCCGCCTGATAAAAAAATAGTTCAGATAGCAACATAGCCTCATCATTTGATGAGGTTTTTTTATGTCTATCACTTTTGATGAAGTGTTTGAACGGACTATCGGTCATGAAGGTGGCTATGTAAATAATCCTAAAGATCCTGGGGGAGAAACAATCTGGGGAATCACAATAGCAACAGCGCGAGCTAATGGATATACAGGTGCTATGCGCTATCTGAAGCGTGATCAAGCAAAAGAGATTTACCGCAAAGCATATTGGCAGCGAGCAAAGTGTGCGCAATACAATTCTGCAATTGGTTTTCAAATGTTTGATGCTGCGGTTAATCACGGTATTGGAAATGCTATCCGTATTTTGCAGCGAGCAGTTGGGGTTGCGGATGATGGTGTAATTGGCGAAATGACTCTAGGGGCAATTAATAAAAAATCGCTCGATGATGTGTTGGTTTTATTCAATGCCGAGCGCCTTGAGTTTTATGCCAAACTAAAAACATTTCCAGAATTTGGTCGTGGTTGGACTCGTCGAGTTGCCAGCAACCTACGTTATGCAGCTGGAGATACGCCATGAATAAAAAATATAGTGTTTCTCCTCAAGAGCTTTCTCGTCGTTTACGACAACAAAAGAAAGAGCTTTTAGCGAATAACCCAAAGAAAACAATTGAACCTCAATATATTCAAGGCGTTCATGGTTCTACCATACAGTTCGGAGTCTTAGTCCATAATTGGCGTAATGGCTGGAAATGGTTCAGTAATTTAGCCTTTGCTGGCATCGTTGCAATTCAAACTTTTTATGACACCTTGCCACCAGAGTTAATTGAATCGCTGCCAACTGATGCGCGGTCAAAAATTACAATTACTTTAGCTGTTTTGGGGTTGATTGGTCGCCTTATTAATCAAACCAAACCAAAGCCTTTACCACCAGTAAAGGAGAATGCCGATGTTTGATTTTTTAAAACTTGGCTTTGCTGAAGTGCAATGGATTGTCGTGACAGCATTGGGAATTTATGCATGGATTATCCAGAAACATAGTGCTTCTGCCAAAGAAATGCTCGACCTACATTTGCGTGTGGTTGAGCTAGAAAATGCGATTAAAGATATGCCTTCTAAAGTTGATATTGCTCAGCTTCAAGGTCAGCTAAATATGTTGAATAAACAGCTTGATACCGTTCAAGGCGGTGTTAAGCGCATTGAAGATTATTTGTTGACGAATAATAAGTGAGGTCGTATGAGTTTTGAAGCCCATCTTAAAGAAGAAATGCGACTTGTCATCCTTCGATTGCTTAATGAATTGCCAAGTTATCGCGGTAATAGCTCCACTTTACATGGTGGCCTTAATCATTGGGGTTTAAGTTTCAGCCGTGATCAGGTCAAAACTGAACTGTACTGGTTAAAAGAACAAGGCTGCATTGATATTGAAATGGATAACCCTGCTGTATTGGTTGTAAAACTAACTGAGCGTGGTCAAGACGTGGTTGAAAGTCGAGCACGTATTCATGGCATCAAACGACCATCAGCATAGGTGAAATATGTCAAAGTCTTTTATGCATAAATTGTCGGATGAGCAGCGCGCATTTGTAGAGAAATTGCTGCGTGAAGATCGACTGACATTGAATGAAATGCTCGATGAGATTCGTGCTGAATTCCCAGCCGACTCTATTCCAAGCCGTTCGGCTCTTGGTCGTGAGAAAAAAAACTGGGCTGAAGAAGCCAAAGCTATGCGTGAATTTGCAGCTGCCTCTGAGGTGCTGGTCAAAGAGTTTGGTGAAGACCCTGACGACAAAGGCGGCATGTTATTGGCTCAAGCTGTACAGGCCATTGTGACCAAGAAAGCACTGGATGAGCTAACCAATACAGGTGATGACCCAGAAAAGCCAAAAATGGATATTGATGCAGTTGGTGCTTTAGCTCGTGCCGCCCGTGCAGCAATGATGACCAAAGAAAAAGCAATGGACAATCGAGAGGAAATCCGTCGTCAAGCGCGTGAGGAATTACTAAAAGAACAAGATGAAAACCTCAAAAAAGCCGCTGTATCTCAAGGCATGGGTGAAGAGCAACTTCAATTTTGGCGTGAAAAAGTATTGGGTATTAAATGATGAACACTCCAAAACCTCGGCAAGATACTGTTCGTGTCATTGAATGGGATGAACTTCCAGAACGTGCGCGTAATATTCCAAACAATTTAAATCCATTTGAAGAAGGTGTTTTAATGAAGCACCAGATTGAATGGCTCAAAATTAGAACGGATATTAAAGTCTGCCCTAAAGGTCGTCGAACAGGTATTACTTTTGCTGAAAGTTTTGATGCCGTATTAACAGCTGCTGCAAGTAAAGAAGCTGGTGGCATGAGTGTTTACTATATTGGTGATACCAAAGAAAAAGGTCTTGAGTTTATTGGTTATTGTGCCAAGTTTTCACGTGTCATTGCTGAAGCCCAAGGCCAAGGTATTTCTCAAATTGAAGAGTTTCTTTTTGAAGACCAAAACGGTAAAGGTGAAACACGCCAGATCACAGCTTACCGTGTCCGTTACTCCAGTGGCTTTCAAATTGTTGCATTATCTAGCCGACCTGAAAACATCCGTGGTCTACAGGGTAAAGTAATTATTGATGAGGCTGCATTCCATCCAAATGTTCAGGGCGTAATTGAGGCTGCTACGGCTTTGCTTATTTGGGGTGGTCGTATTGCTATTATTAGTTCTCATAATGGTAAAAACAACGCATTCAACCAGTTCGTAAAAGATATTGAAGCTGGTGTGTTTGGCGAAGATGCCAAATCCCTAGTCGTAACTTTTGACGATGCGGTTGAAAATGGTTTGTATGAGCGTGTTTGCTTCATGCAAGGTAAAGAGCCTACGGTTGAAGGTAAGCAAAAATGGTACACCAAAATCCGTAAAGCATACGGTAGCCGCAAGGCAGCCATGCGAGAAGAACTAGACGCAATCCCTCGTGATGGTTCATCAGTATGTTTACCTACTTTGTGGGTAGAACGTGCGATGACTGAAGTCAGAACTGTACTACGTCTACAATTGGGTGATGATTTTACAGAGCTAACGCCCGATGAGCGTGACGCCTATATTGATGATTGGATTCAGCGCTATTTAGAACCTGAATTGCAAAAGCTTGATAAGACTAAGCAGCATTGCGCTGGGCAAGACTATGCACGTCACCGCGACTTTAGTTTTATTTTGCCATTCTATATTGCCCAAGATTTACGTCGTATCGCACCGTTTGTCATTGAGATGCACAAAGTACCTTCTCGGTTACAGCAAAAAATCTTGTGGTACATGTTGGATCGACTACCACGTTTTGGTGGTATCGCTATGGATGCTACAGGTAACGGTGAAACCATTGCAGAAAATACCGCTGAAAAATATGGCGCGCATATGGTGCATCAAATCAAATTAAGCCGAGCTTGGTATGGTTTGTGGACACCTAAACTGGTGACGGCTTTTGAAGAGGATATGATTGATTTACCAATCGATGCTGACTTGAAAAATGACTGTTCAGCAATCGAAGAAGTAGACGGTATTTACATGGTGTCTAAGGCGCGTGCCAAGGATATTAAAGACCCTGAACTTTATCGTCATGGTGACGGTGCTGTTGCAATGATTCTAGCTTGGTTTGCAAGTCTACACTTGGCAACAGCAATTGAATTTACTCCACTCCCGTCAAAAGAGGAAATGGAGTTAAGTGATGATTATGATGATTGGGCTGGCTCGATTGGTTGGTTTTGATCTTCTTTAGACTTCTCCCAGAAAATATGTGGAAAGTTTTCTCTGATTTCTGGAATATCAATTGAAGTTAATCTATTTGCATCAGGTATCCTTGCACCAAAAATGAACTGAATTTGTTCTTGGTTATGAATCTGTTTTGGATGCCAAAGAATAAATGCTTCTGCAGGGAGTTGTAAGTAAAACAGCCTTAACTCCTCAGAGTTATACATGAACTCATCATCGTTAAAAAGTTCATTCAATGCATTATTGACTATATCGTATACATGGTTGAGTTCTTCTGTGTTTGCCTCTGAAGCAGTCGGTTTTAAATAAGCAAGAACCCGTGGTTTACCATTAACACTGATATGAAAGATTGGAATTTCCCACCCCATATTATTTCTCCTAATTAGCTGGAAATGCTTCCGCCTGAATAATAAGTATTAAAAATATAATAATTCAAAACGAGGTGACGACTCTTGTTGGAGCAAGAATCGCCCCCTTTGGTAAAAGTGCTACCGCAGGCTTAGCCTCGTTACTGTGTACACAGTTATTGCAGGCTATCAAAAATGAAAAAGTTTTGCAGTAGGTGAAATAATGAAAACCAAGCCAATTGTTCCTTGGATGGGTGGTAAGCGTCGTCTGGTGTCGCAACTGATTGAAAAAATGCCAGAACACCAATGTTATGTAGAGTTATTTGCGGGTGGTGCAGCATTGTTCTTTATGCGTGAAGAACAGTCCAAAGTTGAAGTTATTAATGATTTAAACGGTGAACTGGTGAACTTGTATCGAGTAGTTCAACATCACCTTGAAGAGTTCGTCCGTCAATTTAAATGGGCGCTGGTCAGTCGCCAAATGTTTGAATGGCTTAAATCTGCCAGTGTTGAAATGATGACTGATATTCAACGTGCGGCTCGTTTCTATTATTTACAGCACACAGCATTTGGAGCCAAGGTGTCTAGTCAGAGCTTTGGTACAGCAACAACAGCCCGACCAGTCAATTTACTCCGCATAGAAGAACAATTGAGTGAAGCGCATTTGCGTCTCTCCGGAGTGACAGTTGAGCATTTAACATGGGATGCATGCCTACTGAAGTATGACCGTCCTCATAGTTTTATGTATGCTGATCCACCGTACTGGAAGTTGGCTGGCTATGGTGTTGGTTTTGGTCTTGATCAATATGAAAAGATGGCTGAGCTAATGAAGACCTGTGAAAGTAAAGTCATGCTCTCGATAAATGATCATGAAGACATGCGTGCCACTTTTGAGGGATTAAATATTTCCACCACAAAAATTAAATATTCAGTGGGCAATTCTGGCTCAGGTCGTGATGAAAAACAGGAACTCATCATCACCAATTACTGAAGCATGGTATTTATAGATTTATAAATCTTTATAAACGCTCTTTGCGGCATTTGTTTTGTATTTTGCTGCAATGATCCGTAAAACAGAAAAAGGCGCTTAAATCGCAAATGAGCGCATGAAATTGGGCGGAAGCATTTCCGCCTGATTTTAAACCTTTCAAAATTACACAATGGTGCAGAATCCTCAAACTGTATTTGCATCTATCATGGCTAAAAAAGACCGTTCCCCAAAAAAACAAGATCGTACTGCACTCGAAACAAATCAGACTGCTGAAATCGCTTGGCTGACTAATCAGGCCCAAGAACATCCTGTGGTTGGAATGACTCCACAGCAAATGTACCGCTTACTCACAGATGCAGAGCAAGGCAACTTGCAAGCTCAAGCTGATCTGTTCGCTGATATGGAAGAGCGTGATGGTCATATCTTCAGTGAGATGGATAAACGCAAGAAAGGCATTAACGGTCTGGACTGGGGTGTTAAACCACCAAAAAATGCATCTGAGCAAGAAAAGAAAATAGCTGAAGAAGTTCGTGAATGGATTGAGGACATTCAAGACCTTGAGATGTTTTTGTTTGATGCGATGGATGCTGTTGGTCACGGATACAGCTGTCAAGAAATCGAATGGCATCAAGTGGGCAATTTGTGGCTACCGAAAAGCTTTGAGCATCAGCTGGCACGTAATTTCATGACGCCATTCGATAAACCTAATGAGCTGCGCCTTAATGATGGTTCGCCAGATGGTGCAGAGTTTTGGGACTTTGGGTGGTTTATTCATCATCATAAAGCAAAATCGGGATACATTGCTCGCTCAGGTTTGCACCGAATTTTGTGCTGGCCGTTTATCTTTAAGAATTATGGCATTCGTGACGTGATGCAGTTCCTTGAAGTTTACGGTCTGCCAATCCGCCTTGGTAAATATCCTTCAGGGGCAACCGATCAGGAAAAGATGACTTTGCTGCGTGCAGTTATGTCGATTGGTCGTAATGCTGGAGGTATTATCCCAGCTGGTATGAGTTTAGATTTTGAATCGGCAGCTGACGGTGACACCAAGAATCACATGTCACTCATTGATTGGTGTGAGAAAACAGCTTCAAAAATTATTGTCGGTGGAACATTACTATCTCAGGCAGACGGTAAAACCAGTACAAATGCCCAATCAAATACACATGAAATCCAGTTTGAAAAGATTAAAAAGTCTGATGCTAAACAATTAGCAAGGTCATTAACGAATTATCTTATCAGCCCTTTGATGCGGCTGAACTATCCAAATGTTACAGCTGACCGTTATCCAAGCTTTTTCTTTGATACATCTGACACTGAAGATATGGAGGTATTTGGTAATTCTCTTGAAAAATTGGTACGTGTTGGCATGAGAATCCCTGTGTCATGGCCTCATGAAAGACTTGGTATTCCACAGCCTGCCGATGACAAAGAACCAATCCTAACAATTCAAAATGGGCCTGTGCCTAATTTGGCAATGAACACATACCAGCCTCAATTGTTAGGTGGCATTATTGCTGCCAATTCAGCACAGCTCCCTATTGAAGAGAAAGCATTACAACTGTTGCTGAAGGATCAAACCAATATTGCCCAAGACACGGTTGAGTCGTGGACCAAGCAGCTATTGTCAAAAATTCAGTCAGGCAATGAAGAAGAGATACTTGCTATTTTGCAGGATGCCTATCCAGCCGATGACGAACCAGCATTACAGGAAAAACTGACACGCCTGATATTTGCCAGTGAAGTGTTAGGCCGTCTGAGTGTTCAAGCGGAGCAAAGCTAATGCCTACTGCTCAACGACCAGAATTGAATGCTTTGTTTACATTGCCACCTGAAGATGCCATTTCCTATTTAGAAAAGAAAGGCTTCAAGATTGGCTGGGACTGGCATGAAACACTAGATAATGCACATAGCAAGGCGTTTACTGTTGCAAAAGTTGCCCGTATGGATTTGCTTCAGGATATCCGTCAGTCATTAATCACAGCAATGCAGCAAGGTCAGTCGCTTGAGCAATGGAAAGCCAGTATCACCCCAACACTTCAAGACAAAGGTTGGTGGGGAAAGAAAATAGTTGTTAATCCTGAAGGTCGTGAACAGGAAGTCCAGCTTGGCAGCCCACGTCGATTGCGAACAATTTACCACACAAATATGCAATCGGCTTTTGCTGCTGGACGTTATAAAGCCATGCTTGCAGGTGCAGAAACTCGTCCATATTGGGAATGGCGTCATATCTCAATTAATAATCCTCGCAAACAACATGTGGCCTTGAATGGAAAGATTTTTAGTTATGACGACCCATTTTGGTTGGTAGCCTATCCACCATCAGAATGGGGTTGCAACTGCCGTATTATTGCCCGATCCAGACGTGAGGTTGAAGGCAAAGAAATATTAACTGGTGAAGGCCATGCCAGCACTATTACTGAAAAAGTCGGTGTTGATCGTAATACTGGTGCTGATGTGATTGCAAAACGGACTCAATTCAATATCCCAACCAAAGACGGCAATTTGACGTTTACACCAGCTGCTGGCTTCAATGGATCGCCAGCCACCAGTTACTTGATTGATAATGTTATGGCACAACGAGCAACGGATTTAATGGGTATGTCTAAAGGCTTGAAGCAAACTCAGGAACTATTGAATAACAGTGCACGCACAAAAATTCATGAAAAATTTATCCAGAATGCCTTACGTCTAGCTGAGCCAAAAAATGAAATATCTGTCATTGGTTCCCTTCAAGCCAAAGAAGTTCAGCTACTTATGCGCCAAAATGTTCCATTGGAATCTAAGCTTTTATTCTTAAGCGATGCGCTTATTGTCCATAAGGAATATTCAGGTATAGCGGTTAGTCGATTAATGGCCTTGCCTCAATTACTTACTGAAGCTAAACAAGTGTATTGGGATGCTAAGGGTGAACTATTGTTTTATGTCCTTGAAAAGGATGTTGTTCAGTTTTCATTAAATAAAACAAATGGCTCTTTTATCATCTCTCAGGTGGTCCGTAAAAAAGACTGGCAGTCTGAAGGTCTGGAGTTGATTCAATGACTATAGAGCTTGGTAATAGAGAATTAAGGACTCGTCTCACTCGCATTGCTGAAGCAATGCTTGATACATCACCTTTAGGGCATTCAATTGCCAATAGCTTTTTGACAGTTACAGAGGACAATTTTGATTCTGAAGGCCGTCCAGCATGGGCTGGCTTAAGCCTAGTAACCTTGGCCCGTCGTAAGTCAGGGAAAATGCTATTTCAATCTGGTCAGTTGCGTCGCAGCATTACTACACGTGTTTCAGATAATGAAGTCGAGATTGGGACCAATGATCCCAAAGCGCCAACTCTGCATTTTGGTGCGAAGCAAGGTCAATATGGTAAGTCTTCCAGAAACGGGCCTCTTCCGTGGGGCAATATTCCTGCCAGACCATTTTTGCCAATGGATGAGCAAGGCAATTTACAGCATGAGGCAGAGCTTGCCATTTTTGATGATGTAGACCATTACTGGCACCAAATATTTAATTTCTAAAACTGGGCGGAAGTGTTTCCGCCTGATCTTTTTTCTCCTCTCATTCTAATCTCATAACATCTTTTAAAAAGTTGATGTTATGACCGATTCAGTTCTTGTAGCTCAATGCTCATTTGATTTAACAGTACCGTCCGATCAAGCGGAATATTTGGTATTGGTTCCTGAAGGTGTTTTCCAAGGCCGTGATGGACGTCCTACAGATGCGCCTCATTGGGTCCTTACACCAGAGCGTGGTCGTGAAATCGTTGCTGCATTGAATCAACACAAGGTTGATATGGTCATTGACTACGAACACGCCACATTAAAAAGCCAGAGTACAGGTGAACCTGCACCAGCTGCTGGCTGGTTGAAGTCTGCAAACTTCAGGTATATCGATGGAGTTGGAATATGTAGCACTAAATTTGAATGGCTCGATAAAGCAAAAGCCTTTATTGAGTCGGGTGAATACAAATATTTATCGCCTGTATTTTTCTACAACACACATGGCGAAATCCTAGCATTAATCAATGTCGCTTTAACAAACAACCCTGCATTAGACCAGTTGCCCGAAGCCAAGCTTGCTGCGGCAGCTCAGCAATTTTTTGCCCAAAACAATGATGAGGATTCAACAATGAATGAGTTTCTAAAGCTCATGCTTAAAAAACTGGGGCTGGCTGAAACCGCTTCAGAACAAGAAGTGTTGGCAGCTGCCAATAGTGTTTTCACTAAAATTGATGGTGCATTTGGTACTTCAACTGCTAATGATCAGACCTTATTGGCTGCTATCGATAAAGCCATTGAAGTCAAGGCAGCAGCAAACAGTCAGGCTGTTGTTGATCCGACCAAGTTTGTACCAATCGCTGTATACCAAGAAGCTGTTGCAAAAGCTGTTACTGCTGAAGCCGCTCAAAATACAAAAGAGATTGATGACCTCATCCTTGCAGCTTGTAGTGATGGGCGTTTAACAGGTGATGTAACCATTAAATACTACAAAGAGCTGGCTAAAACTAATCCTGATGTTGCCAAAGCACAAATTGAAGGATTACCAATAATTGCAGCTTTAACCCAAAAGCAAACCACTACTCACCAACATAACCAGCCTAACCAAAAGCAGGTTTCTGATGAAACTCTTGCTGTAGGTAATTTGATGGGTGTTGACTGGAACGAGGCTAAATAATCATGGGCAGTATTTTAACTCAAGAAGAACGTCAAACAGAGCGTCGTGAAGTCGGTTTGATTCATGTGCCAGTTAAAGCTGGTGCAACGGTGGTGGCTGGTTTTATTGCTGTTGTTGATGCCACAGGCTATGCAGTAACAGCAACTGCTGCAACGGGTCTGACTTACTTAGGTCGCTATGAAGACAGCGTTGATAACACAGATGGTGGCAATGGTGATGTTTACGTTTTAGTGCGTACTCACGATGCCTTCCTGTTTGCTAACAGTGCGACTGATCCTGTGACTCAGGCATCGTTTGGTAAGCCTTGTTATATCGAAAATAACGAAACGGTTGCCGAAACAGATGCTGGTGGAACCTTGTCAGTAGCTGGTCGTGTAGTTGGTGTTGATGAAAATGGAGTGTGGATCGAATGAATGTTAATGGCGCGAATTTAAATGCGATTTTCTTAAATCTTAGTAAGGTATTTAACCAGACCTTCACTGAAGTTGAGGTTGAATACCCATCTATTGCAATGGTTGTTCCAAGCAATGGTGCGTATGTGGATTATCGCTGGTTAGCTAATTTTCCTCAGATGAAGGAATGGATTGGTAAAAAACATATTACCAAGCTTGCTGAATATGACTATGTCATTCGTAACAAAGACTATGCGGCAACAATTGAAGTGCGTCGTAACGACATTGAAGATGACCAAATGGGAATCTACAAGCCACAAGCTGAGTCTGCTGCATGGTCTGCAAAACAGCATCCAGATGAATTGGTTTTTGAGGCAGTAAATAAAGCATTTACGGCTAAATGTTATGACGGTCAACCGATGATTTCAGGAAGTCATAAAGTTGGCAAATTGACCTTTAGCAATAAAGGAACCAAGAAACTTTCGATTGCTTCATTAACAGCAGCTCAAGCCTCATATGGTGTAGCACGCACTACTATGATGAAATTCAAAGACGAATCAGGCCGTCCTTTGAATGTTAAGCCGAATGTATTGCTTGTGCCTCCAGCACAGGAAGATGTAGCCAATGCCTTGATGACTGTTGACCGCTTGGAAGATGGTAAACCAAACCCTTACAAGGGTACGGCAAAGGTACAAGTGTCAACACGTTTAACTGATGACGATGCATGGTTCTTGTTGGACAACACAAAACCTGTAAAACCTTTTGTATATCAGGTGCGTAAAAAACCAGTATTTGTTTCACAAACCAATATGGATTCTCCATCTGTATTTATGGAAGGTGTTTTCTTCTTTGGTGCTGAAGCGCGTGGTGCTGCGGGTTATGGCTTCTGGCAAACCATTTACGGTTCAACTGGTAAGGAGGCGTAAGCCATGTATGCAACGGCAGACGCGATGATTGAAAAGTTCGGTGAGAGTGAAATTATTCAACTCACTGATATTGAGGAGCCGTATCAGTACGTCATTGACTACGACAAGCTGAACAAGGCTTTAAAGCATGCTAACTCTCAAGTTGAGGGCTATCTTGTCAGTCGCTATAAGCTGCCGTTGCAAACAGTTCCGCCATTTTTAGAATCCATTGCATGTGACATGGCTCGTTACCATGCATGTACTTCAGCAATTTCTGAAAATGATCCAATTCGTACTCGTTATGAAGATGCAATTAAAACATTAAAGGAAATTGCAAAAGGTACAGTCAGCCTTGGGAATGCGCCCGCTGGTGAATCTGAACCTGTGAAAACTTCATCAAATAATGTGATGTTTCAAGTCGGACGCAATGATTTCGGAGGTCGTGGATGGTAAATCTTGACCTCGGTATTGTTGTGCAAGGCATGAAAGATGTTATGCATAAACAGGTTGAAAGTAAGGCATGGTCTTGGGTTCGTGCAATTAAAACTTATGGTGGTGAGTTTGATGGCGAAACACTGGCATTTGTAAAAGCGTTTCCCGCGATATGGGTGACATTTCAAGGTTCAGGGACTCCCCGAAAAATCTCACAGAACAAGACTGAATACCCAATCACCTTGATTGTTTTGGTCGGTGCACGTTCTGTGCGGAGTGAAGAAACACAGCGACTAGGTACGGAACGTGACATCGGTACTTTTAAGATGTTGAGCCATGTTCACAACTTACTTATTGGTAATGACTTATCAAGCGTAGGCGTTAAAGGCTTAGCAACATTAGAACTGGGCCGTACCAAAACTATTTTTAATACAACTACACGTGATCAATCGGTCAGTGTACTTGCTCAAGAATTCCATACCCAATACACCATCACGGCTTCTGACAGAGACCGTGAAGAAGCTGAGACTGTTGAAGATCTGCTGGGTGTTCAAGTCGATTATTACTATCAACCAGACGATGGCTTTGTTGATGCCTCGGATCGTGTTGAGTTTCAGGAAAATTAAGCTATGTCTATTTCTGCAAATATTAAAGTTCCAGACGTATACACCAGCGTCAATATCAATACTCAGCGTACAGGCTTACCCCTAAATGATCAGCGAGTTTTGTTTGTGACGCTGGATGTTTTGTCTACTCAATTCACACCTGAGGACGTCTATGACAAGGCAGATGCTGATGCCAAGTTTGGTGCTAATTCACAAGCTGGGCGAATGATTACAGCTGCTGTAAAAACCAATCGTACGGTCAATGTACAAGCTGTTGCTCTTAGTGTTGAAGGTGTCCAAACACAGGCTGCTATTCAGACTGAAGGCGGTGTCGCACTTCAAACTGAAGGTGGCGCATTGATTGAACCATAGGAGTAAAGTATGGCTCAACAAACAATCATTATTGAAGTACCAGGAACTCCGATCAGTGGATTGCCTGAAGCTTCAAGTGTCACTCGTGAAGACACAACTCCCGTTGTTCAGGAACAAGAGACAAAACAGGCATCTATCGGGCAAATTTCTGATTTAGTTAAATCAGAGCTAGGTACGGCCGCTTTAAAAGATGAGTCTGATTTTTCTACACCAGCTGCTGTTGCTGCTGTTGAAACTGCAAGCCAACAACGTGATGATGCTCAAAATGAGCGAATTGACGCTGTAGAGTATGGCCTCACGGCTGTTGCGAATGGTGCGGATAAGTCATTCACGACTTACGCGCAGATGATTGCTTATGTGCCGCCTGAGCCTAATGTTTCTGTACGAAATAATGATCCTGACTTGTCTCTACGTGGAACATATACTTGGACAGGGTCACAATATGTTAAAGGTTATGACCCTTTAGATGCTGCAAATACATATACAGATCAAAAAGTTCAAACTGAAACAACTCGTATCGATAAGGTTGAAAGTGTTTTTGAAGAGAAAACGACTGTTAATTTGTTTGATAAAAGCAAGGCAGTCGACAAGGTTGTTTTAAGTTATTTAACTGGTCTTCATGGCGCTTTTCCGACAGGCCTTTCGTTTGGTAAACAAAAAGTTGTTGCTGGTTCAAAGTATGTTTTTTCTTTGCCAGTTGGACAACCGCTTAAACTCAAAAGAGTCATGTTTACTTATCATGATGATACATTTTTGGGAATGGATCATACGATGGGTTCTCAATATGAGAAAATTAATACTCTGCCTGCTGATGCTGCTTTTCGATCAAGTGTCACTTATTCAGATAGTGATAAAACTGTAGCATTTGAAATTCCTGTGGGTTCTACAATCAACTACATCGCTGTGATGATTGAATATACGAATCACACAAACCAGCAGTATCTTGACGTTGTGGAAGGTACGCAATTTGAGGTTGGTTTAGTTAAAACTGAATATCAACCCGCATCTCCGACGGGCAAGTTTTATGCATTACGAAAAACATCTCTACCCGACATTACACTTGAAAGTGAAAAACCATCGGATACATTTACTGTCACTTTAGATGGTTTAGATGCTTACATTAGAACGCGGTTTAGTTCTGTACTGGATGTTGTCCAGCAGGTTCGTTATGGTGCTAATGATCCATGGAAGAATAATATTATTAATCCATGGGCAATTAAAACCATACCCTCAGCTACAAGTAAAGATGGCACTATTGCCGCATTTTTAGCTGGTACACTTCTAGTTGCGCAAGGGGATGATGCTGCACCAGTTAATTATAATGGAACATATATAGGTGGGAATCATGGAGCATCATTTGTAATTCAAGTTACACATACTGCTCATGGAAAAGGTTTTAAAGATGTTGGTTCAATTTACAGCGTTGATAGTATCCCATACACAATTATGCGTGTTGTTGATGCTAATAATCTGTGGTTGTTGAGTCAGAATACTGGTACGGCAGCTAATTGGAATTTCAAAAAAGATCTTTTGGATGGCAAAACGCTGGTGCATGTTTCTGGAGGAACGAATACTGCTGATATTGTAGTAAGCGCTGCTTCGCCAGATGCCAATGTACAACTCCTTCCAGCAATTAATAATCATAGAAAAAAAATTATTGCAGATGGCTTTAGAGAGCTAACAGCTACAGGTGTTTATGATGTTGGATATCTGGAGTTTATTGATAGCTACAGTGTTATGAATGTTCCTGCAATTCTTTCTTACCTTCAATTGCATGTTGGAACTACAACTGAACAGTATTTCAATATTGATTCAATCGCTAGTGATTTTTCACTTACAGTAAATTATCTATATACAAGCAATGGTGTATGTACTGTAAGTACTGAAACTGAAAAAAAAGCCAATATTAATTTTGGTTTTATTGGTATGGTTCAATGTAGTCCTTATGTTTTTACTGGTAAGACGTTACAAATGTACTTGCCAAAAATGAATCCAGTAACTGTTGGGACCAATACATATAATCTTTCCAATGTTGTTGATATCACGACAGTTACAGACGTGATTCCGTTCTTGAAAACCAATTGGAGCGATGAAAATAATCCACCTGACCGAATTGTGCAGCTAGTTAAAAATGGCTCAGTTAAGGAAGTAGGTCAAGCGATTGGATATAGCTTGAATCGAGGTGTTACAAAGCCTGAAATTCGTAAAAGTATTTCCGATGCGGGTTTCTTTAATAGTGGTACTAATACTAAAAAAATGTATCCAAAAGCTCTAGTGACAACTATTGGCACTGTAACGAATAGTGTTGCCTATCGGGCAATTTTTAATCCACAAGATCAGCCTGAAGCTACAGCTTGGTTCTGGTATCAAGACAATGGCGAAATTCTTGCTGTTTTAGATATACATCAGGATGCTTCAATGTTGAAGTTGAAATTACCCTCAAAATTTAACGGTAAGTCAGCAACAGTAATTGATTCAAATACAAACTTTACACTCCATAGCGAAATTGTGAGTAATGGCGGATTGCTTTGTTCTGTCATTAATTCTTACGCATATGCAACGATTAAATTAAGTTGAGTATAAATTATGACACTACAAGCAACCCTTGACACAATCGCCCCTTTAGGCCATACAATCATTGCTGTATCAGCCCCTCCAGCTGCTGGAACTGATACAGCTGCATGGATTGATCACTTAACATCAGTAAGTGATGCAATCAATCAAAAGCCAGCAGTTTTGGTGGTTCCATTTACTGACATTGTTGCTGCTGAAACCTTTGCAGACCAAGCTCCTGTGAAGACTTGCTACCGTGTGGTGGTGGTTTGCTATCACGGTGCTACAGGTCAAGAACCTGAACTTGCAGCAGCAATGGCCGCAGCTTTGGCAGACTCAAATGATCCAGCTTTACCGTTCAATGGCGTAAACCTTGAAGGTGTTAAACCTGTTTCAGACGAGTACAAGCTGAAGTTTGAGCGTATCAATGCTGCTTTAAACAAAGGCGTTTGTATGATCGAAACTGGTGCTGACGGCAAGCCTGAAATTGTTCGCGCAATTTCTACATTCCGTATTAATCCAGACTCAGGCGATGCAGATGACATCATGCTTGATATTAATGGCGCTTTGGTTATCGATTACACACGTAAAGTGATTCGCACAGCCTTGCGTAAAGAACGTCGTCGCAAAAATACAGCAGCTGCGCGTCGTAATGTACGCTCGGTTATGTTGGCTGAACTTCTTAAACTTGATCGTGCTGAAATCCTTGAAAATGTTGAGGCAACTAAGGATCAGTTAACTGTTATTCAGAATGAAAATAACAAAACTTGGGCTATCGGAAAAATCCCTGCACATTGGGTACGAGGTATGCACGTAGTTGATGCCCAGTTAGACGTCTACTAAACCAATCACTTTAAAAAAGGTCGCATTTGCGGCCTTTTTTATTGGGCGGAAGTATTTCCGCCTGATCTTATTTAAATAGTTATTTGACAATGGGTCATCGTTAAAAAGAGAGACACACAATGTCTGAAGCAGCAGTTGGCTCAATTGTAATGAGCTTTAATGGGTTGGATTACGATGTTTCGCGGCTTGGTACAAGTATTACGACTGGGAACCGCCCAATCGCTACGATGAACCGTCAACAGCGTGTGAAGTATAAATCAAAAGGTATTACGACTTATGAACTCACTGCAACTGTAGTCATTCCAGATGGAAAGGACACGGTGCAATGGCTTCAAGTGGATGATGCCCGAATTTCAATCGAATCCCCTTCAGGGAATTACCGTGAAACTTTCATTGACTGTAATGTCACTTCTGTTGGTGCTACTTATGACTTAAATGGCGAAACAGTCCGTGAGCTTCAGTTGTTCTGCTTAGACTATATTGACGAAACATTGTAGGTAAAAAATGGAAAAAATCTTTATTGAAGATGATTTACCTGTTGCGATTGAGTTAGACCGCAATAAGAAAAAAATTAAGTGCACCAAGTTTATTATTTCAGATTTGACAGCACTCGAATATGTTGAGGCACAGGCGAAAATGACTGGTCTGCAATACGTTGCTATATCTGATTTAGTGCCAATGATTAAGTTGATTGATTCAAATGGCAATCAACATGAGCCTACTTATGATGATATCGCTCAAACCACGCAATTCAATTTGACTCATTTCTTCAATAAAAAGGCTGAACTTGAGGCAAAGGTGAAAGCCGCGAATTAATTGGACGTGTCCATTTAATTAAAGCTTTGATGGCTATGGGTATTCCTTATGTAGAGGCAATTAATTTGCCTCTACATATTGCATTAGCTTTTCTTGGCAATATGCGGCCTTCATCCCCTCAAGTATCAAATAAGGAGCCTGAAGTACCCCCTCAAACCTCAGCAAAAACGCATGCAAAAACTTATGTCTCAACAGTGCGTAAACACTCTAAGAAGTCACAGGAATAAGTTATGAGCGGAAGTAATTCAACTGTCTCACTTACATTGCAGATTAAAGGCCAGCAAGCTTTTCAGGAAATGAATCGCTTCAATAATCAGCAAATCCGTGCCAATACTACAATCAATACACAGTGGACACAGATAAGTTCTGCTCAAGCTAGATTTGTGAACGGTGTAAAAGCTGGTACGCAAGCAACTATAAATACGGCCCGTGTTGGTGATCAGTTGCTGCGTACCAACCGTATGCTTGAGGGTGTATTAAGACAGCAGTCGATTCAGACCAGAATTCAAAGCCAGCTTTATAGGCAACAAGTTGGCTCAATGCAGCAAGTGGCAAACTGGGCAAGACAGGTTGAACAGTCGAGTAAGCGGACACACCAGTCAACGCAACAAACAATGTCTTTATGGCAAAAAGGTACTGCTGTTGCTGGAGGTGCAATGGCTGGCGGCATGTACTTCTCTAATACTCTACAGAAGCCGCGTGATTATGATCAACAACTAACATACATCGCAGCAACTGCTACAGGTGGTCAAGGCATGACACCAGAAGCGCGGTTAGCAGCGCGTGGTCAGTTAAATGAATATATTAAGGCGGCTGTTCGGGGTGGTGGCGGAACCCGTGAGGATGCTGCTGAAGCTGCAAATGCATTAATCGCTTCAGGTAAATACGAACTTAACAATGTTGCTCCAGCATTGAATACCGCAGTTAAAACGGCCTTTGCAACAGGTGCAACTGCTACGGACGCAGCTACACTGACAACACGTATGCAGGACTTTGGTATTACTGATTTACAACGTGGTCACGATATTGCGGTTCGTGGTGGTCAACTAGGCAGCTTTGAATATAAAGACATGTCGAAATGGCTGGCTCAACAAATGGCTGCTGCCCGTGCTGTTGGCTATAGTGGTGAAAAAGGTTATGTTGAACTTGTTGCAATGAACCAAGTTGCCATGAAAACAGCTGGGACTGCTGATGAGGCGGGTAATAACGTAGTCAACTTGCTCGCAAAACTATCAAGTCGTGAATTCAGTAAATCTATTAGTGATGCGGTTGTCGCACAGTCGGGCGATCCAACAAAATCTGATGGCAAGAAAAAACCAAAACAGGTCTTTGACTGGAATAGTTATTCCATTCAACAGCGTGAGCAAGGCGTCTATGGTGTTGAAGCATTTGTAAAATTATTAGAACGACAACTTGCTGGTAATGCGCAATATACAAAACTTCAGAAGCAGGCTGCATCTTCCAATTCAGAAGCGCGCAAAGCTGCCTTGGAAGACATGAGCAACATCGCGATGGGTTCGGAAATTGGTGAGATTATTGCTGACAGACAAGCTCTCATGGCTGCTTTAAGTGTGGTTTATAACAAAGACACTTTAAATAACTTAAGAAAGCAACTCCCTAATGCTGCTGGTACGGTAGCTTCTGATTATTCAATGGTTAGCCAGACAGAATGGGCTAAAGATCAAGCATTAAATCAGGAAAAGCTTTTTGCACAATCTAAGGCTTATGATGCTGTTTCAGGATCATTAGGTGATTTGAAAGAAAAAATAATCCAAACTGCCTCAGAGAATGAAAATTTAGCTGGTGTTGCCTATGGTGCCGCTGTAGCAGTTGGTGGCCTTGCCTTAGCAGCTGGTGCAGCAGCTTTTACCCTTCGCACCATGGGCGGAGGTAAAGTTCCAGACTTGCCTGTTGGTACAAGAGATGGATTGGCTTCTAAAGCTACAAATGCTGCAAAAACCGCAGGTCTTGTCGGTGCTGGATACATGGGCTTTGAATTGTTTAAACCTATTGATGATATGGGCTATAAGACAGTCAGTGATCTTCTTGCAAAGATTGGTATTGGCTCAGGTGGCGAGCGTCCAGACTTTGTGCAGCAAGCAATTGAACAAGGCAAAGCTCAACAAGCTTCAGCTGAAGAAAAAAGCAGTCAATTAATTGCTGAACAACAAAAGCAAAATCAATTGAGCCAAGAAATGATTAATAGGATTAATGCTTTAATTAATGTCACTGGGCAAAATAAACCCATGGTGTTTAATGGCGGTGGTTCACTTCTTGATGCCATTTCTCACAATGCAGCAACTCAAGAAGCCAGACATGGTGCTCCGCCATTCTATCTTCAGAAAAGATAAGCGGAAGCGTTTCCGCCTTATATCAAGGCCAGACATTTCACAGAATAACCTCACAATAGTGAGGTTTTTTTATGGGCTGGGATACTGATCTTCAAGACGCAAGCTTTCGTGGTGTTCATTTTGAATGCACGTCTGTGGAAGATGCTATGTCTAAAACGCTTGCAACTAAACAGGCTCCATATTCAAACAAAGCATCAATTGAAGATATGGGTAACGAACCTCTTCGATATTCAGTTAATGCTATTTATTCTGGAACTGACTATAAGCAATCGATGGATGCATTGGTTGCTGCACTCAGGGCAACTGGTGCTGGGGAATTAATTCATCCCGTTCACGGCATTATGAATGTTTATGTGAATACATACCGTTTTCAACATGATGCTAACAACGTTGATTTCTGTGGTATTGCGATTGAATTTGTTGAAGCTGAACCTGAAGAAAAACCACTATTTATTCCTGTTTCTACCCCTGCAACTATTGCACCAACCAAGATTGTTGATACACCGACCAGCGCGTTAGAAAAGGCACTGGATAAGCTTAAACTCTCTGATAACAACAAACTATTTGAAACAGTCAATCATATCCGCAATGGCCTAGAAACTGCCCGTAAATACATGGGTATTGTCAAAGAAGGCGTAGAGGATATTTTATCGCCTAAAGATTGGGCGGTTGGATTGGTTGATGACATCACTAAACTGGTCACTTTCGACACCAACATTTCTGCAATTTCGCAATGGCGTGATGTCATTAACCGTGTGAACCGTTTTGAAAAACTTTTTCAAGATGATGAGTCTCCAGAGTTAAAACAGACATGGCGTGCCACCTATATCGCCAGCAATATTGCTGTTGCTCAACAAGTCGTAAGCACTACACGTAAAGAAATGGCTGAAAACAGCACGATAAGCTTCAATCCGTTGGAGCTTGCTGCTGTGCGTCAGAACGTCCGTAAAGCTCTACAGCAGGCTATTAATGAAGAGCGTGAAGGTTCTTCATTTGAAAATATCGCTCAGATTCAGGTCTATAAAGAAGCTGCTGACCAGATCCACCTTCAGATTCAAGAATTAATAGAAACACGTCCACCAATTACTAAAGTCCGCGTACCTGTTCCATGTACCTTGCATTGGCTTGCTCATTATTTGTATCAGGACATGAGCCGTGCAGATGAAATCTTGCGTTTAAATCAGGATTTGATTAATCCAGCTGTCCTTCAAGTAGGTATGGAGGTCACAGTCTATGCAAGATAACCAAGGCAATGAAATCAAGCTGGTCATTGGTGGATACGAGATTGCAGGCTGGAATAATGCTGTTGCAGACAGCCAGATCGATACTCCAGCTGAGAACTGGAGCCTTAATCTTTTTCATAAAAACGGTCAGCCTTTACCTGAGGGTATTTCTGGTGGTAGTCATGTTCAGCTTTATTTTGCGAATCAACTGATCCTCACATCAATTGCAGACCGTGTGCAGGAAGGAATTAACCGTGATGGCTATGGCCTTGAAATATCTGGCCGTGATTTAGTTGGTCAATTAATCGATTGCTCAGTTCCTATCTTTAATGGCCGTCAAATTACGCTTGAAGAGCTTATTGGTCGTTTTATTTTGAATGGTGACCTTGGTTCACTCTTCCACGATGTTTCTATTCAAAATAATGCTTGGCTGAAGAACAAAGTATCAATAGAGCCTTCAGAATCCTTATGGGATGCACTTATTAAAGCTGCACAGGTCACAGGTCAACATGTCTGGTTAGAGCCAGACGGCAAGTTGGTGGTTGGCGATCCATTCGCAAATCCTTATTACGTTAAAACATCTTTAAAACTGATTAAGCCTTTAAACAACGATAACAACGTTTTAAGTCTGCAATACACCAACGACGTTTCAAATGTTTTTAGTCAAATCAAAGTGCTTAGTCAGGATGGTAACGGCCAGCACATTCTTTCTGAAACCACAGCAAAAACTCAGTACAGCTTTACTCGATTGAAAATCGTTACTTTGAGTGATGTAGAAACCCAAGCTGAAGCTGATGCAGCCCTTGAGAAAATTAAAAAAGACAATGATTTTGAAGCCAATACCATGATTGCCGTTGTTCCTGATTGGCAGATTGATGGAAAGGTTTGGGCTACTGGCTGGTATGTAAACATTGAAACCAATGCTTTAAGCCGTGCCACAGCAAAATGGGCTGTGGTGGGCTGTACTTTTAATTTATCACGTCAAGAAGGCAAAACCACCAAGCTGCTGCTAAAGCGCCAAGGCGATTGGGCAAACCCTTTAATTTTAAAGGAGAAAAACAAATGATTCAGATGGTGCAACGCCAAATTAACAAGGCTTTAGGCCAAATCAGACAGTCATTTCAAGGCATTGTGGCGCGTGGTGGCTCAAAAGTACTTCAGTTGACAGGTTTACCTGACGAGACTCTTCAGGAAGTCGAATTATTTCAACAAGTCGGCCTTAGCTCTTATATCCCTGAAGGCTCACGTGTTGTGGTGTTACCGCTTCAGGGAAAAACTTCGCGTTCAATTGTCATTGCAACTACGGGTGGCCCTGTAGTTATCAATGTTTCTGAAGGTGAAACCTGTCTTTACGATCAATTCGGTCATTCAATCTGGCTCAAAAAAGATGGCATCAAAATGAAAGGAAATGTCGATGTAGATGGCTATATCAAAGCCACAGAGGACATTTCAGATAAAACAGGATCAATGCAAGAAATGCGTGATGCCTATAACCCTCATACACATGGCAATAGCCCACCACCATCAGAACCTATGGAGTAGTTATGGGAACTATTAATTTAGAAACAAAAGATTATGTGCTACTCAGCCTTGATGAAGCTTTTAAAGATGATGTGGTACAGGCTGTTTGTCAGCGTTTAAACATACATCGTCGCAAGTATTGGAAGGATAAAAATATAGGGAGCCGTTCTTATACATTGCGTCGTTCAAAGGATGTGCCACGTATTGTCCAGTTAGAGCAGCAATATGCTGAAGAAGCTTTGGCTGACTTAGTGCCAGATCGTCTTGCCTCAGTTGTTGTAAAGGCTACTCAAACGATGCAAAGCCAAGTGGATCTGCTTATTGAAGTAACAAAGCTTACTGGTGAAAAGCAAACAATTCCATATTTTGTGGCTGTAGGTGGTTGATATGGCATTTTCAATAAAAAGCTTTTCTCAGCTTCGTCAGGATATTGTTCAGGAAATCAGAAACAAGACTGGTTTAACGATTAATGATGATTCTGATGCAGCAATCCGTGCAGATGGTACCGCCTCAGTAGTAGAAGGTTTGTACCATCATCAAATCTACATTCAGAAACAGATGTTCGTTGCTACAGCTGATGAACCTTACCTTTATTTACATGCTGTACGTCTGGAATGTCCACGCAACGGTGGCTCTAAAGCAACAGGACGTGTCAAAGCCATTTCAAATATTGCTGTAACTATTCCAGCTGGTACAAAACTTACAGATGGCAAAGGTCGCTATTGGCTCACCTTGTATAAAGAGCAGCTGAATGCAAATAAAACTAGAGAAATTCAAATCATTGCTGAACAGGCTGGCATGAGCTGGAACTTTGACGGTCAACAGTTGTTATGGGTTAGCCCTTTAGCAGGTGTCGCAGCTCAGGTTGATGTTCTTGAAATGTCGGGTGGCATAGATGTTGAGGAAGTTGAAGCTTGGCGTCAACGCATGCAGGCAAAGGAAGCGCTTGGGTTAATTCGTGATCGTGAAGCTGATCTAGAGCGAATTGTTAAAGATGTATCAGGCGTTGCAGATGTTTTTATTTTTTCCAAACGTCGTGGCCTTGGATCATTAGATGTTGCAGTTACAGCAGCTGGTAATCCGCCTAATTCACCAAGTACTGCTTTATTAGCTGCTGTTCAGGCAGCTTTAGAAGAATATTCTGGTTTTTGGGCAGATGTAAGAGCTTATGCACCAACCAAAGAATATATAAACCTTAGTGTTCTGGTGACAGGTTCTGTTGGACTGGAAATTGTTGAGCAAGTTGTACGTGAATATATAGGGCAATTAAAGCCAGCTGAACCTTTTGTAATAACGACTCTAATCAGCCGTATTAAAGAGTTAGTGGGCGTGGCCGATGTACAGATCACGCCTAATACCAATCAAGCACCAACAAATACCAACCTTATTACTGGTTGGCTTCGTATTGGTAATTTGACGGTGGATTACGCATGACATTTGAACAAACTGTTGAGCTATATGCTTCAGTACTTCGTCAATTATTACCTGTTGGTGGTTATGACACTTCACCAAATACAAATATTGCGGATGACATCTATGCACACGCAAAAGTACTTGCACAAGCTGATATTGATGCAAAACGATTGCTATCTTTTATAGAAAGCATTCCTGTTGAGCTACTGGATGAATATGAGCAGTCGTTAGGTCTACCACTCAAGTGCACAGTAAATGGCTCGAAAACCATTGAAGAAAGATTGCAGATTATTCAATGGGTTCAGAAAACTAAAAACGTACTTAATCAGACTTATTTAGAAGAACTTCTAGCGCTGTTTGGTGTGGAATTGATTGATTTAGTACGTTATATGCCAATGCAATGCACTGCATCATGTACGTCTCCAGTCAACACCGAAAGTCTACGTTTTAAAGTCAAACTCATTTTAAAAGCACCAATAAAAGCAGATATGGCCTGCATTATTGAAAACTATCTACCAGCCTATGTGCGATATGACATTGAGGAACAAGTATGAAACGAATTGATAGTGTAAATGCACGTCCAGACGTAAATGGAGCTGGTAAGGCTGGCTTTCATGACAATTCAGATTTAAGCGGTCAAGATGCAACTTATCTCACGCCAGATTTTCTCAATTCCATACAAGAAGAACTGGCAAATCTACTTGAGCTTAGAGGTATTACTTTAGATCCAGAGAAACGTCGTCAACTGTTTGATGCGTTAGCAGGTAAGGATGATCTAGATGCTGCGGTGGATATTGTTCAGTCAATCATTGAGAACGAGCGTAATGCACGTATTAAAGCAGATCAAGATCACCTAGATGCATTAAATCCACATCCGCAATATGTAATGAGAAAGGATTTTAGACTTCTATATAGGACGCTAACACCTGAGACGACTGTAAACCCGAAGATTTATATAGATGATCCTCAGAATTGGCAGATAAAACATACAGTAGAAAATATTAGTGCTCATATCATGCCGAATGGTGTTATTGAACAAACAATTAAAGTAAGAACTGTATATGGCGATTACAATGCACAAGTTTATCTGCCTATTGGTCTTTCTAATATTCTAAATGTCTCTGCACTGTATCAAGGACAACGTGAAAATCAGGATGCTGAAGATGATTCTGCTATTCGTTTATTAGATATTTACGATGAAACAGTTGAGTTGGAGAATGGTTTACAGGAATGTAGAACCGTTGTTAACTTTCGATTTGACTATGTCAGTGGCAGTACTGGTGGACAACGAGAACGCTTTGCGTATCTAAAAATTATGGGTTTCGGTGCTTCAAATACAGATTTAGAGAATTTAAACAGCTATCCATATCCTTATTATAGAAATCAGGATGATCTAGATGGTCAGGTTGTATATATTGATCAGAATCTTACAAATGTAAGCCTGTTAGAGTTATTCATTCAGACCTATGGTGCTCCTACAGCTTCAACACGCGCAATCTTCGTTATTGCTTCAGGTGTTACTCTTATTGCTGTTACTTCTGGTAGTTGGTTGGATGGCTCAAGCCGTCAAATCATTAACTATGGTCATATATATGGTACTGGCGGGTCAGGCGGTTACTATGATGCTAACGTAGCTATGGTTGGCGATGGTGGTACAGCTATCATTGCACAGAATGCTAGTAGCTTTATTGATGTGCGTAACTATGGTTTGATTGCTGGCGGTGGCGGTGGCGGTGCAGCTGGTAAATCTGAGTACTCAATAGGTGCTCAAGAATACTATGCTGTTGGAGCTGGCGGTGGCGGTATTCCACTCGGTACAGGTGGTAGTAATATCAATCAAACCGCACCTGAAGGAAAAACACTTGAGAACATTGCTGGTACGAATGCCACACTATCTGTTGTGGGTAATGGTGCTGAAGGAACAGGTTTAGCTGCTGGCGATGGTGGAAACGTTGGTGAGAATGGTAAAGCTAGTGAATCAACCCTAGGAAATGGTGTTGCTGGTTTAGCTGGGTTTATTTACCAAGGTAATGTTACGATCACAAATATTGGTGGTGGACAAGTGAAAGGCCGAACACCTTCTAATTGAAATAATTTTGCATAATGTGCAACGAGATGATGAGGCAATTATCTCAAAAAAAAGCCGAAATTATCTCGTCGCGCATCAATTTACCGTTCTCAGCAAACG